CTCTTTTTTCTTCGTCATCGTGATAAGGTCTTGCTTCATCATTTTCTTCTGGCATTGATTTACCAAATTCAACAATGTATGAATCTTCTGTCTCACGAATGTCTTTAATATGTCTATCTACTTTATTGTCCATATCTTCTGCCATTCTACCATCATCTTCTTTCTTAAGTCTATCTACAATGGCTTTTGACCATCTAAAACCTGCATCGCCACCCCATAATGCCCATGCAATACGACCATTAGATGGAAAACCATCTTCATCTGGGGTAAAACCTTCGCCTTGTTTGTCTACCTCATGTCGTGAGAAGAAGCTATACATTCTTTTGACAGTAGATTCTGATAGATTTTTACCACTCACGATGTCTCTAGCCCTAGCGATACCTACTGCTGTACCACCTCTGCCATGCTCTCTGCGCCAATCTAAGCCCTTCTGAGCTTCGGTTTTCATACCTGCTGTTGGTTTATAGCTTGCCATTTTTAGTTTTCTTCCATTTGTATTTTTTAGCGTTTTCGTTATTCTTGCCGAATATCTTCTCCCAGTTCTCAGCGAACTTATCATCGGTGATATTTTTAGGTCTAGTCTTGCTCCCCTTGCTCATCCTCTTCCCCATCGTCTTGTATTTCAGCATCTATTGGCATTTTCACAGCACCAAATGGCTGATATGCAGTCTTGACATCGTATTGTTTAGCTAATTCTTCTTCTCTTTGATGTTGTTCAAATAATTCTTCAACATCACGACCATAGTTAGCCTGGACATCTTGCATGGTTACTACACCAGCGTTAAGACCATCAACATTGGCTTTGACTTCTTTAACAGGGTCAATCCAACCCCACGATCTAGGTATGTATTGGATATTATCAGCAAACTTATCGTATTTATCAGGTGGCAATAAGAAATCATCTTTAAAAGACATGGTTTGTAGTAACCACTTGTCAAATACTGGTTGAATAAAGTGATCTATCATAAATTTTTGTAATATTCTGTAATTATCTCTTTCTTCTAATGTGCCTTGTCTAATTGATGAGTAGTTAACACCTTCTAAATTGTTAGCTAATGACACATAACTAATACCCAAACCAGATGCGATACCTCTAAGAATAGATTTGTGGAAGCCATCAAAACCTGATGAGGGGTGTTGTGGGTCAAAGGTTTGCACACTCATACCTTCTGGTAATTGTTCAAAAGTGCCAGCTTCAGCACTCATAATTGGTGTGTAATCATCTTCAGTATCTTCTCCAACGAAACCATCGCCATGAGGACTTGTTATAAAGCCCATTTTAGATGCACCAACTCTTGCTGCTACTAGTTCTGCTTCTTCGTAACCATCAAGCATTTTTAATCTGTTGAGAGCTGTAGTCATAAATGGTAGACCTCTAGTTTGTTCTGGTCTATCACATTGATAGGCATGAACAATATCTTCGGCTGGGACTTCTATGTGCGTTCTATCGTACTTACCATGATAGTTATTGTGTGGGTGTTCTTTGAACAAATAGTAACTGATGGCTTTCTTATATTTATCAAGCTTAACACCCATGATTATTTCTTGACCATTATTGAGAATCTTGTTCTCTTCTTCATCAAGGTAATCAGCATCTAAGAATTGTATGCGATACGGGTCAAGTGGGTTGTTAGTTGTGATGTGTCTGATTAAAACTTCACCATCCCTTGCTAGTGTTTCTATGAATAGTTTTTGTGCATCTAAAAAAGACAAACGACCATCAATCGTGCAATTACCTCTACGACACCATTTAGCCCATTCTCTCTCAAGCACACGATTGCCCAGAATGTCTAATTTGCCATCTTCGTTTCTCGCTTTAGATTGTATTCTGATACCATTCTGCCCAACGACATTTGTAACTAAAAGCTGTAGATATCTTTTGGCATAATCGTTGTTGCGTGCTTGCTCACGACATCTATCTCTTATCTTTCTGAGATTGAATCTAATATTACTATCAGCATTGGATGAGCCACTTATCCAATCAGCAAATAGATTGTCAGATTGTGTTGCTTTATAATTGCGTATTTTTCGTGCTGTTTTTTTTCGTTGTTTGAATAAATTGTCCCAGATTGCCATGTTTAAAACCTTACTTTGACTAAGTTGCCTGAATCTTGTTTGTTTTTGATTCTACTCTTTTTTATTTCTTCTTGATATTCAGAATAATATCTGTCTCTGAATTTCAGCAAGTCATCGATGGACATTCTTGATAATGACCGACCAGCTATGCTATAGCTCATTTGGTCTTGTGATGCTCTATTTTCGATAACAGCTTCAATAGCATCTAGCACTGTTTTGGCATGGCTTCTAACATCGGCATTAGAATCAGAGAAATCTTCCACTAATTCTGCTCTACCATTGTCAACAGCAATTCTCTGACTGTCTGAAGTTCTTGTTATGAATACATAATACAGATATGCGTTTGCTGTATATGCTGCTGTCGTTGCTGAAGCCACTTCAACAATATAATCGTCACTGGTTTCAGTTGCAGTGATCGTGAATTGGTTTGCACCACCACCACCACTATCTCTGTGGAATTCGTATGTCAGTGCATATTCGCTTGGGTCATATATAGATGCTAGGTCAGGTCTGCGCCACATCCATCGGTCACCGATCACTAAAACATCTGGTTCTTGTGTTGGATAGTTGTCTCTATCAAATTTATTTGCCATGTGAAATACTTTAATCTAAATTATAGCTATTCTTTCCAAGAATTGACAAAATTTGTTGGTTTTCTCCTGTATAATCTTCGTCTTTCTTGGATTATAGATGGTTTTTTTTGAATATTTTGCTGTTCTTCAGCTTTTACTTGTTTGTTTTGTAGTCTTACGAAATCTGGCTGTAGAATTTTTATGCCTGTTAGCGCATAAACGAAAGTATCAAGGGCTTCGTTTCGCTGTCTTGTTTGTTTCCATACTAGTGTTTTTTTACCCCTTACAAATTTGGCTACTCTTTTCTCAGCAGTAAGCTGTTTAAAATATTCTTCATCTACTGTGTTTGGAAAGTGAATTAAATTTGTTTTTTCGTCTTTGAGCCTAGAATGTATCATCTCTTTGGCTGTATCTGTACCGACTGAATACAATGCTGTCTTTCTTCTACCAACAAAACTAGGTTTAGATGCTATTGGTTTACCAGCTTGTGATGCACCTTTGACAGCGAAGATTCTTCTGTGATTGTTACCACGACAGAACGCATACACCATGTCAGTGTGATGGCCACCACTATCTATACAGGTAGTCGTTATTGGTAGCTTGTGTCCGTTCTCTTTGTCATACACTGTCTTAAGAAACTCATCTAGTTCTTGCCAAACTTCTTTTGTTGCTGGATTGCCCCATAGTATCTTGTACTCAATAACCCAAGCTTCAAAGTTATCAGCCCAGCCTATGACCTGTATTTCTAATCTGTCGTTCTGTGTATCTACACCTGCTGTAATAGCTAAGACTTCTTCTGGTACAGCTTCGTGATTGTATTGTTCACACTTAGCCATCAAGCCTTCTGCTTCTATCTCTTCGCCTTGCTCTTCCCAAGTTTCACCAAGCGTAGTATTTATGAATGTTTGTAGTAGTTCGGGTGATTTCTTAGCTTCCAAAAAGTCCTCTACTAGCTCTACCCAAGTTCTAAATGGTGAATACAATTCAGAAATATGAAAGCCAACTTTCTTAGATACTGCTTGTGCTTCCCACTCACCATTCAATAACATCCATTGTTTTTTACTTTCAGGAATAATTGCTCCACAATGTTTGCATGATAGTGAAGCTGTTTCAGGTTTATTTTCAAGCCATGTTATTTGTTGCCATTTTAGCTCTTGCTTTTGGTTACATTCTGGGCATGGCACTTTATACACTCGTTTATCTGATTCTTCGTATGCCCTTTCTATTCTTGACAGTCCTTTTATTGTGGGTGTTGATGTCAGGATAATCTTACGATTCCAGAATGTTGTTGTTCTTTTTCTACCTAGCAATATTGGGTCACCTTCTGTACCAGCACTAGCAGGGTATCTATCAACCTCATCGCATAAAAGTATTCTTATAGGTCTTGATGCTAAACCACTAGCACTATTAGCACCTACTAAGGTGATATGACCACCACTAAACTTTTTGTGCATAGTTGTGTTTTCAGCATCTCTGCTCCTTGGGTCTTTAACTTTGCCTTTTAGGTTTGGTGTATCTCTAAGCATGGGTGCAAGCCTATCTTTAGAAAATGCTTGAGCCATAGATAGTGATGGTTGAATACAAAGAATGGTAGATGGTTCTTGATCTATGTAGTAACCAATCGTGTTAAGTAAAATCTCGGTTGCTCCGACCTGCGCACTCTTAATGAAGGTTATTTCTTCTATGCTTGGGTCGTTGATGACTTGCATGATCTCTCTTTGGAATGGCACTCTGTCTGTTCGCCATTGTCCAGCTTCGGCAGATGATTCAGATGATAACTTTCTATATCTATCTGACCACTCATCTACTTTTAGATCAGGTGGTGGTGACCACAGATTACTCAGTTGTTTCCAGATCGGTTTGAGCTGTTGCATCGTCTGATAGTTCCTCTAAACATTCGTATATGGCTTCTTTTATGACTGCTTCGGCTTCTGCATAGCTTTCACTAGCTTGTGTCAAGTGTCCGAGCTTAGATGGTAGGGCTAAAAGCTTGCTTCTGACATTAGCAACATAATCTGACCAAATTGTTTTGATTAAATCGGTTGATATTAGTTCACCTTCCTTCTCTTGTAGCTCTAACTCTGCTCTATCGGCTTGTGCTTTTGTCAATCTTGTTCTTTCTTCGTTTAAATCGCCATTACCTGTGGTTTTACCTCTAGCGAGTGATCTGAGGTAGCGAATATAGCGTACTCTGTTCTCGTTAAGGTCTAAACCACCTCTTTTACCTGACTTCAATAGCACATTCTCGTTAAATAAGTCGTGTACCCTGACAGTTGATAAGTCAATGTGATCTGCTAAGTCTTTTATTGTTCCCTTCATAATTGTTCAAATATTAACCAACTCTACAGCCCCAGTCG